AGGATATATAGGGTAAGAATATATGATACCATATTATAAATAGGGACGTAATGGCCACACCTAATTCCACAACTAAGTCAGTGCTATCAGTTCTTCTACCTAAGAAGAAAAGTAAACCCGATGGTACAGCATACACAAATACTTTTCAACCGACGCAAACTACGTCCATCATTGGTATACCTCAGTACAGAGACCATCTTACTGATATTTTTACTTCCCGCACCTCGCAGGATTCTCGCGCTCTTTTAAAAGACCTCTTTAAGTTTGATTCGGACGTATCGGCTGCGTTTAATGCTTATCTTACAGTTGCTAACACAACTCCTAGGTTCTACGTATACAACCTAAATGGGGAACTAGACCTTGCTGGTATGAAACAGCTTGAGTCCTTGATGAGTAATATGACTAAGCGGCTGGATTATACTACTAAAAACTTTTCATTTGTTCCAAGTATTAGACAATTAGCTGAAAACTTCAGGTATATGATTCTTCTAACGGGCGGCTGCGCTGGCGAGCTTATTTTTAATAAGTTACTTCAACCTTCTGAGATTCGTCAGGTAGATTTAACTACTGTAGAGTGGTTTGAAACAAAACCGGGTTTATTTATCCCCCAACAAAGAACCGCTGGCGCTCAGAACCCTATTTCTTTAGACGTACCAACTTTCTTTGTAAAATACTATCGTCAAAATCCTACGGAGATTTATACCTATTCTCCGTTTGTGTCTTCTATTAACACCATTGCTTCTCGGCAACAAGTCATTAATGATTTGTACCGTATTATGCAAAAGACAGGTTATCCTCGTATTGAAATAACTGTAATTGAAGAGATTTTAAGAAAACAAGCTCCCGCAGATATTCGTACTAACGACGCTTTGCTTGCTACATGGATGAATACCAAGCTTGCTGAGATTGGAGCCGGTATTTCTAACATGCGTCCGGATTCTTCTTTTGTACACACTGACTCTATTGAGAGTAAAATTCTTAATGAAAAAGGCCCCGGCTCTGCTTTTGACGTTAAAAGTATTATTGATGTACTAAACGCTCAAAATCAAGCCGCGCTAAAAACGATGGCTACTGTGATAGGCCGGGGCGAGTCAGGTGTCAACACAGCGTCTGTTGAAGCTCGTATATTCAGTCTGTCAGCAGATTCACTCAATGGTCCAGTTGCAGATATATTCAGTGATATGTTTTCTTTAGCGTTGCAACTATCTGGCTATCAAGGATATGTTGAATGTAAGTTTGATAAGGTCGAATTACGTCCAGATACAGAGCTGGAACCACAACTGACTATGAAACAAGCAAGACTACTAGAAAACTTAAGTTTAGGATTGATTGATGACAACTTTTATCATATTGAAATGTTTGGCACTCCACCACACGATGCAGCGCCTATACTCTCAGGTACAGGTTTTATGTCTAAAGTATCATCAGATACTCAGTCTAGTGCTAGCAAGGTGAGTCCAAACTCCGACCCACTCGGTAGGTCATTGAGCGCACCGGGGTCTAAAAGTGCCTCCTCGAATACGGTTAAGACAACAAAGAAATAAAATAATTAGAAATTTGTAAAATAATTGTTGACTACAGGTGTATTATTAATATAGATTGTAGTTATGTTATTGAAAGTGGTAATAAATAGATGAGTTCAAAACAAGTACAGATGACGGCTGAGATAGAAGCTCAACTGAGAGCCGCTATTGACGACCAAACCTTTGATGTATCTAAAGTTGCTGTCTTTGAAGCAAGAGCTTTATCGACCCAACCGATACAAAGAAAAAGCGGTTTTCATAAAGGCGCTAGGGTAAGTCACAGCACTTTGACCCAGATGGCTCAGTTTCTAAACACGCCGGGTAAAGCTGTACCTCTTCAAATAATGCACAACAACGAAGTATTACCAGTTGGTAAAGTTTTTGCAGCTAACATTATGGAAATGAGTACGGGGGATACTGAGCTTCGTACTTTATTCTACATACCTAAAGATAAAACTCAGTTAATAAGCGACATCGAGTCTTCACTTATTGATGAAGTAAGCGTTGGTCTTATGACTGATAAAGCAATATGTTCTGAGTGTGATTTTGATTATTTTGGTAAAGATGCTGATATAATGAATTTTTACACACTTACTTGCAGTGAAGGTCACGTAATCGGTGAAGATGGAACTCATGTTCGTCTTGTCGGTATGAAAGACTGGGGCGAATTGAGCCTAGTCGGACGTGGTGCTGCTAAGGACGCAAAGATTTTTTCCCGGGCTAAACAAGCAATGGGAAAAGATGCCGTGGACAGACTTGCTGCCTCTGGTTCCCCAGTTGACGCTAGAGTGTTAACTGTAAACTACAAACTTGAAGCGCAAGCTTCTAACGAAACAAATAAAGGAGATTCCTCAATGGATAAAGAAACGCTGGCTCTATTTCAAGCCAATGTCACTGAATTGACTACCACTAAGTCAGATTTGACAGCAACTGTTACAAAGCTTACTGCTACTGAAGCAGAACTTGCTGAGGTTAAAACTCAGCTCTCTGCAAAAGAAACAGAGCTAAATACTCTCAAAGCCGCTAATGAACAAGCAACCGAACTGGCTGCTAAAGTTACCGGTCTTGAAACTGAAATGACGGAACTGAGCAACGCTCTACTTCCTCATGCTAAGGCCGCACTGATTGCATCAGGTGTAGCTGAAACTGACCTACCTAACACTGCTTTAGCAATGATTAAAGTAGTAGAAGAAAAAGGTCTAAAACTCCATCAAGTTTTTGCTTCAGAACCAAAATCAGATGGTAGTAAGGCTGGAGTTGAAAAACAAATTCAACTTCGCAATGATGCTTTCAAAACTCGTAACTAATTAAGGAGAATAAACAATGGCTGCTAATATTGGTGTTGTTTCCCTTCGCGGCATCTATCATGAAGACAGTGCGTATAGCTTTTTGCTTGCGTCTGGCATCGTACAGGCCGACATCGGAAAAGCAGTGACGCTTGATTCGTCTGCTGCAAATACTGTAAAACTCGCTGGTGATGCTGACCCCATCCTAGGCCGTTTGGAAAGCGTGGAAGCTCGTACCGCTGAAGGTGTAACTGTAGGCACAGTTGTACTGAACGGGGCATTTGACTTCCCAGTAAATCCTGACGCAACTGCGTCTAGCCCAGACGAAACCCCGGCTGTCGGTGATTTTATTACTGGTGGTACCGCAACTGATACAACTAAAGGTTACGTTCAGAAGTCGCTGAATAACGCTGCTACTCGTTGGCAGGTTGTTGAGCTTCTTACTTCGCCAACCCGCGTTGTTGCAATTTCACTATAAGGAGAACTAAATAATGTCTACTCGCCCATTCAGTGAAATCAAACCTTTGCCTTCTATTGAGACTCTTGCTGCTGCCCTAAAAGCTAGTGGCCAAGCAGGTAAAGACGCAGGTCTTAACCTTGCTCAAGAAGCGGCATCGTTTGGTTTGACAGTTAAGGATTATATCGTCCTTGCTGGTCATGAACAAAATGATAGAACTAAAGACGGCATGAATGCTTATGAAAAGCTTCTTGCAGCCCTGAATCTGCCTCTGCGTAACGACTATGAAAATGGTGTTTACTTGCAAGCTGCTTCAGAAACCTTCTCTACCTATCCGGGTACTCGCGCTCTCTTCCCTCAAGTAATTGATGACGTCCTTCGTTGGGCTAACCGTCAAGACTTGATTGAGACCGTAGCCCCTCTGGTTTCTAATAGCCGTACTATTAACGGTGCAGAAATGTTGTCAACTGTTGTTGACGATGATAGCGCAGAACGTGATACCTTCCTAGTTGCTGAAGGCGCTCGTATCCCTGTTCGTACAATCAAGACTTCTGAAAAGACAGTTCGCATTTACAAACACGGTTCGGGTATCCGCACAACTTATGAATTTAATCGTCGTGCGTCTATCGACCTTCTGATTCCTTATGCTAACCGTATTGCTCGTGAATTGGAAATTTCTAAAGTTAAAGCTGCTACTTACATTCTCATCAATGGTGATGGTGTATACTCAGCTGCTCCAGAAGTTGACCAATCAAGTTACAATACTGTTACTGGTGTTACAGCCACTAACGGTAAAATCAGCTGGCCTCACTTCTTGTCGTGGGTAGTTGCTCGCGCCCAAGCAGGTGTGCCTATTGATACTGTTGTAATGAACTGGGACGGTTTCATCCAGTGGATGTTGATGTTTGGTACTACCCAAGCAAACGCAGGTCCTACTGCTGCTGAATCGCTTGCCAAAGCAGGTGTTAGCGTTAATCAGATGCCAGCATCTCTCAAAGCCATTATGCAAATTACTCCAGTAATTTCTAGTACAATGACTGCGAACAAAATGCTTGGCTTCATTAAAGGTGAAACTCTCGAAGAACTCGTAGAAGCTGGTTCAAACATTCAGGAAACTGAACGTGCTATCAGCAACCAAACTGTAACTGTTTATCGCACTGAAAACACTGGCTACCGCCTTGTTTGGGGTGATACTCGTTCGGTGTACGACTTCGGCGCTTAATAACCGCTACTGGCCGACGCTGCTACTATATAGCCCACCCATGCAAGTGGGTGGGCTATATTTCTTAGGGAGCTATATTTAATATGAAAGAAATAAAAATGATAACTAAATCAATTGTTGCATCTCTCCCTGATAAACATGGGAAGTATGCTTACGCAGATATGCATAGCGGAGACGTTGTTAGTTCCCGTAGACCTTGCGTAGTAACTAACACGCAATTTATCCAAACTAAAATTGCTGAAGGTAAGATTAAACTATTACTTCCAAATCTACCTAAAGAAGCCAACGACAGTGAGTTTAAACAGTTTCTAGACGATTCCGGTGAAACTAAATTAGCAATTGCCGCATACGCTTCCAAATTTGGTCTAGATGAACTAGGTAATAAATTTGAGTTTGAAGTACCATCTTTTGTTAAACCAGAAGTAATCGAAGAAAAGAAACCAGAAGTAATCGAAGAAAACAAACTAGAAGCTATTATTGAAGAAAAGAAACCAGCAATAGTTGTTAAACCACTAGAGAAAATTACTAGAAAAAGTTTGAAGCCTCTAGAAAACCAATAGGTATGTAATGACAAAAGTAATAGAAGCTGGTACTGATTATACTTATAAGGTTGATTTTATTGTGGACGGAGAGTTAGTCTCTCCGTCCAGTGCTGTTATAAGTTTGACAGACAACTCGGGGGCTATAGTAGGTTCAGTTGATGAGACGGTCTTAACTATAAATACCGGTGCTACTTCTGCGCTTTTTACAATACTGGCTGCTAACAATGCTCTTACCCTTGATTATGAACTTCGTTATGTAGTAGTTAAATTCACTTATCAGTCAAGAGATTATTATGTCCGCGATTATTATAATATACGGTCCAATCTTCGTATTCCTGTTTCTTATGATGATGTTAGGAACATAGCGGGTCTTTCTAGTAACATACTTACTGATGACCAAATAGATTTATTTGCTGCTTATTCTGAACTTCAAGCTGATGTAGATGTAACTTTAGATAGTGTTATAGCATCAGGTTCATCAGTTATACCCCACATTCAAACAGCGGTAGCCGCCAAAGCGGCACTGAACGCCCTAAATTTTGTAGAAACTATGATATTCCAATCAGAACAGGCGGATAACACACTCTATAAAAGATTCACAGGTATAGATTTTAACGCTGTACTGGGTAGATTACAAGCTTTATACAATGCAGCTATAGGTAAGATAAATGGAGATGTTGTTGGTTCTCAAACTACAGTTAATATCTTTAACGTTGTAACAGGCACTGACCCAGTGACAGGTGAGTAATGCAAAATCCCTTGAGCAATACCGGAAATTATTTTCAAGCTCGTTATAAAAAAGCCGACGGGTCAGAATTCTTCGGGCAAATGCTGGACATACCGGATACTTCTAGGGTTAGTAATTTTCTATCTCCCAGAAGGTATCTTAGAACTAAAGTAACAAGCCCAATTAAACCCACCGACGTGGTAATAATAGATGGAGTTACATTTATAGTTGCAGAGCATGGTACGGGTTTTTATAAAACTCCGATTTATAAACACTTTAAATTGTTCGAGGTGGATAACCTAGCTGTTTGGCAAAAGAACGAATTAGAAGAAGACGCAATAACTGGCATTCAAAAAATAATCAGAGTTACCCAACCGGGAGCTGTATATTTGTCGGTACAGCCAAAAAGTATACAGGAGGACACTCTAAAAATCCCTCTTGGTACATACTTAGCAGTCTGCAACCAATTGGTTTCTAGAGACGATATACTTGATAATAAGGCGGTGATTAAAGTAGATAAGGTACTTGGAGTTTATATCGTGGAACTCAAGGAACTTTAAAATGACTAACGGATTCGACACGTTTGGTAAATCTGTAGAAGATTCTGTAGAACGATTAATAGGCAACACTGTTAAAAAAACTATGTTGCAAGTTCAAAATAAGATGAAAACCCTACAGCGAAGCATGATGGTTTATTTAGCCACCTCAGCAGCCACAATTGGTGTAGAGTCGGCTCCGACCTTTCCCGGTATTAATTTTGGTCAACCAGTTTATAAACCACTTACTCCAGACTATTTAGCTAGAAAACCTATAGGGGTGTCTAACGATTTTTACCGATATAGTGGCCGTCTTCAAAGAGATTTAAAGAAAACACGAAACAATGGTAATAATGTTTTTGGTGTACCTACTGTGACTTATGTTCGTAGGGGACAGGGTGGAAAAACAGCGATATACAATACAGTGGGTTCTCGTCAAATAGAAGTTAAGATATTTACAGCTAAAGGCAATAGCTCCACAAACTTTGTCGGCTTAAAGAGCGACTTAGGTAGAATATCTGTTGATTTATACCCAGAACTAAGGGTTTTAACCGCAGATAAAAGTTCGTTAAGAAGAATTACCGATTTATTTGACAACGACCTAATTGGGGCTAAGTTTTCCAACTACAGAGGTCGATTTAATCGTAGCTTTTTACCACAATATATGCAATGGTGGTTAAGAGTAAAAGCAAAAGAAGCATTAAGGAGAGCAATAAGATGAGCAACGCGTACGAGGACGTAAATCGTTCTATTCTAGCCTATCTTAACGGATTTTTAAGCCGTAATTCGATTCAAGATTTTCAAGTTTTTGATTTTGATAGTCATGCCTCCCTACAGCAGCTACCTGAAAAAGACCTGATTGGTATGGGTGATTACTCGATAGAGAATAAGAAAGACCAATATATGGTCACTTGTACTATTATTGTGTGTACGCAAGCTGACGATGCCTATTTGGAAAGATTAAGACCTGTTGTTGGAAAATTGTTTAATGAGTTAACGCCCGGAGCTACGGGCGCAAGATTTCCTGTAGTAGACCCTTCTGGAGTAACTAGAGGTTTTCTAACCGTGGCTGATGATACAATGGTACTACCAGTTGGTAATACTAAGACGCGTCCTTTACAAGCGATTGCTGTTTCTTTTGCCGTTGGATACCAGCAGTTGCCAGTTTAATCGCTTCTTCTTCGTTATTGTCTCTTTGGCGCTTTAAAAAATTAATACTATATTCTATTT